AGAGGCTCGCACAGCTTCTTCATCATCAAGATACGGTCGTCAGGCTCGTTCAGTTCAGGCGCAATGAAGTGGAACAGTTCAAGGAACCTGCTTTCATCACAGCAGTCACAGCTGCAATTACAAGACATGTCATTCAGCGTTGTTAATCAACGCAATGATTTCTGCCTTGGTACCAGCGCCGGTAAGGTCAATGCCTTTTTCTTCAGCCAGTGCCACCAGTTGGTCCTTGGTCATCTTATCCAAAGCTTTTTCGCCTTCTGCTTCGGCTTTTTCAGCCTCTGCCTTTTCAGCTTCTTCCTTGGCTTCAGCTTCCGCTTCTTCGATAGAATCAACGATACGAAGTTCCTTCGCCTTGATGTAGTTCTTGATTACAGGATTTTCTGCAAAGCTGTCTGCAACTTCTTCCACTTTGTTGGGAGCGATACGGACATCACCGATTGCAATCAAGCGTGCACAGGTATTTTTAATAAACATAAGAGGTAACCGCCTTTCTAAAAGTTAAGCCCAACTACTCGAAAGAGCGTTGGGCCGTAGTCTGAGTGAGTGCTAAAAAGTAATCAGATGCCTTCGCATTTAGCGATGGACATCGGATAGTAAACGAGGATGCCCGCAATGGAAGATTCGCAGGGAACTACGAATTCAAGATTTTTTTGTTGCGGAGCATATTGGGTGAACGCCAACGGCAAGGTCAATTCCAGAGCGTTCGGGTCGTTACGATAAGCCATCATAACGTCAGCGCCATCGGTACCGATACCTTTCATTTCGTGTACTTGTTTAACTTCCTTGATGTGCGGATTGTTTTCGAGGAAGTAGTTAAGTACGGTTTTACCATTGGTGTCAGGCACTTTCATAGTGCTGATTTTTTGGTATTTTTCGATGGGCAACAGCAAGGTATCGGGAATTTCCACGCCATAGGTAGATTCCACAATCAAGGTAACAATGCCGTTCATGTCTGCCAAGATTTCATCAGCAGTTTTGTCTGCCCAGGTAATTTTGCCGGAAGCACCAGCAGCAGGAACATAAGCAGAGATGTTCGGATGGTCAACGATACCAACGATTTGATGTTCCTTGTCGCCTTTGAAAGCGATTTGGTTAATGCGTTGGTCGTTAGCACGACGAGCTGCTTCTGCCTTACGGGTAACCAGAGGTTTGCCAGTCATACGAGCGTGACGGATATCTTTGGTATTGTAGCCGTAAGAAGTACCGATACCGAATACACGAGCAACGGTACGGGTAGCCTTAATGTCAGCACGCGGCAGGTCATCAGCATAAGAAGCAATGATTTTTGCCATGCCTACGGAATCGTAGCTGTCAAAAGCAATGGTATCTGCGCCCGGGTCAGTGTCCATAGCCACGGGGAAGATTTTCATTGCGTTGTTTTCCGGAACTTTTACGTCATAGGTCTTAGCCTTAACAACTTGCAGTTCTTGCGCAAAGAAGATGCTTTCGTCGTTTGCAGCATCATTTTTCAAGAGGCCAGTCGCACGGATCGCGCAAAGGTCTTGTTCATCATATTTCATGGTCATTGTAGTGTACCTCCTAATTAACCGATTTGCACTTCTGCCAAGCCAGCAGCTTTGGTACCGGTAACGAATACGCAGGGAATGCCGAGTTCAGCACCATTGGAAGCAGAGAACACGCCGTTCACAGCATCGAATTTTGCTTTGGCACCAGCGTCAACAGCACCATCACACATTACCCAGATACGGCCTTTGGTCATTACGTTAACGCAGTAGCCGATGGGGAAATACGGGTCTTCTTGTTCTTTGTGTTCGTGTACAACGATACCGATAGCTTTAGCGCAGTCGCCTTCAGCTGCCACAGGTTTAACTTGTTTGCCGGGGTCAGTGCCACGCATTACAACATTAGCGGGATACAAGGGAGCTTCTGCTGCGAAGCTGTCGATTACTTTAATGGAAAGGTCAGCGATTTGACCAACCAGCGCAGGAGCCATGATGGGATTGTAGTTGGTTTGCATTATTATTTACCCTCCTTCTTTTGGGCATTAGCAATCATTGATTTGCGGCTTTCGTCAGCATCATACTTGACTTCGCCGTCTTTACGTTGTTGTTGAGCTTTGGCTTTTTGCATTTGAGTAACTACAGGATTGCTGTCAGCTTTGACAAGGTCAGCTACTGCAAATTCATAAGCTGCATTGATGTAGTCTTCGGACTTGCCGTCGGCATTGAAGGAATCACCACGAACAGCCTTAACAACAGCGATTTTCAGCTCTGCGTTGGAAAGACCGTCAGTCTTTTCAACCTTAGCTTTCTTAGCCTTTTCTTCCAGTTCTGCACGTTCCTTGATTTCTTTTTTAGTGTCGTCAACCGCTTTTTCAACAGCTGCTTTCTTGTCAGCTTCAGCAGCGTCAAGCTTGGTTTGGAGCGCATCACGTTCAGCAGTCATGCCGTCCAGCTTGGTCTTGGTGTCCGCAGCGTCAGTTTTAGCAGTAGCCAGTTCAGCTTTAATGCCGTCCAGCTCAACCTTGGAAGCAGTCACTTTGCTTTCTGCAGAGTCAGCACGAGCAGTCAACGCGTTGATGTGTGCAGCAACAGCGTCAGCTACTTCAAATTCCACAGAATCAATTTTGATTTTGGACATTTGGATTTCCTCACTTTCGTGTATTTCGTCGCCGTCTAAGTTAAGACGGGCTTTCATACCTGCACGTGCCTTATCGACAACGGCAAGGTGGTTAACTCTGATGTTGCGCTGAATGGCGTCATAAGGCTGACCATCAGGCGCAATGCCCGGGGTTTCTTCGAGTTCTACTCGATACCCCAGCGACAGTTCCCTTTTATCGCCGATGGCCTGCGGTGAATGGATTACAATGTCACAGCCGACCATGTCGTTCTCCTTGTAATAGCCGGGAGAAAGGATACTGCCGATGGATTCTTTTTTCGCAGTCTTGCTCGTAACTTTGCCGTCTTTTGGGTGACCTACGGTAATAGGCTTGCCAACAAAGCTGTTCAAAGCGTCTTGAGCAAAGACTTCTTCAGGGGGTCTGTACTCACGTCTCACGCTTCCGTCCGGATTCGTATAGATGTAGATGCCTGCACGTGCAACTATGGGAGAGTCGCGCAGAAAGCCGTCTGCGTCAAATGTTGCGCCGACAGGCAGAAAATAAGAGTCGTTACGTTCATATCTCTGAACGGTCTTCACAATTTCACCCCCTTTCCGGAAAGAATGGCATAAAAAAAGACACCGACTTTTGTCAGTGTCTGATTTTAACGATTTGATGTTTTTGGTTGTGGTGGCAAAGGACTTCTAAGCATTACTGCCTACTCCATTCGGAACCCAGCCACCACCGTAGCTACCCAAATTGCAGGAAACGAAAGACAGGGTACAAGGGTAGGTTTCCCATTCTCGCACACGGCCGAAGCCTGTCTGTCATTTCGTAACCGACTACTCCTTCCTCTTAATATGAGGATGAGCTAAACCCCATCGCACCTACAATCATACCACGAGTGGAACTCCAGGCTTCGGTTTGACAGGGCAGTGTCAACACGCTAAGCGCCAACGTTTCATTTTTATCTGCACGGCTTATTGCCATCACCGGGCAGAAGCGTTTGCTTCTTTAAAACCGCTCTGACTAATCGCCCAAGGCAAATAAGGACTTTCATCATCACGCTAAGAAGCACGCAGACTATAATAAGCATACAGTTCGTAGCCCTCAGACAAGTGAGTTAATTACTGTGTATGCATTATTAACAATTTAGACGGCTGTGAACTGGAAAACACAGCCGTCCTATAACCCAATGCCAGGAGAGATGGGCTTGGGTTGCTAATCAATGGAGACCGTGACTGGACTCGAACCAGCGACACAAGGGTTTTGCAGCCCTTCTCCCTACCAACTGGGCGACACGGTCATGACAGGGCGCCAGCAGGATTCGAACCTGCGCACAGGGGTTTCCCGTCTAACGGTTGAAAACCGTCCCCTTTATCCACTTGGGTATGACGCCGTATTTGGTTGCGGGGGCAGGACTCGAACCTGCGACCTTGAGGTTATGGGCCTCACGAGCTACCAACTGCTCTACCCCGCAGCGTGGCGGAACAGGTAGGATTTGAACCCACGCGACGTATCCCTACGCCCTCACAGTTTTCAAGACTGTTCTCTTCAGCCACTTGAGTACTGTTCCAAAATTCGCGAGATTATCGCGAGATTTTCAAATGATTACAATCGATTTCAAATGATTATAATCTTTTAAAACCACGTATTTATGCGGTTTCCTGCTATGCTCCCGACATTTATGTCGTGAACATCAAACGATTTCACGAGATTTTCAATCGATTCTCGCGAGATTTCAACCCAAGTAAAACCGAATTAAAACCGAGTTAGCTTCATAAAGAGAAAATGCCCAGTGTTGACGCCACCAGGCAATTCCCGAGAAGGTACATTAGTTTTTCATGCCGATTTAGTTTAGCGATTATAGCAGGAGACGCTACACGTTAAGTATAACACGTGCGTTTTTTCTCAAAAACCGCACGTATAAACACAAAAACCGCCTGAACACACGTAAATACGCGGTTTAAGCGGTTTTTAGTATTGAAGATTAACCATTATAAAGACATCAATTCGCCTATGCACCAAATTTGCCAAAGAACTTTACCAATTCAGCATCTGGCTCATACTTGTAGCCATTAGCACATTCCTCAGTACTTTCATTGGGTCTATTGTAAACTTCCGAAGGAATGCCTTCAGGAAACGCTTTGCAAGCAGGCTTATATCCTGCCATGCCAAGTTGATGCTTGCACTTATCACAGTTATAACCAATACAAATCATATCTATGCCTCTCCGATGTAGATTTCCCTTAATCGTTTCAATTCTTCACTAATTGCAACACCATTGTAAACCAAAATTTCTGATTCAGCAATTGCTTCAGCTCCATCTTCATCAGCTAAGATAGAAATGCCACTAACTTTGACTTCGTATAACTCATTCCACATTTCTTGTATTTGAGGTCTTCTTTTACCAAGCATACAACGAACGTGTCCTATTTCATGAATGACTGCTTCTTTCAGATTTTTTGCAACAACTCGCTTACTTTTAGCAAACAATGTATCAAGTTCATCAAGTGTCGCTCCATTAAAGACATTAGAATTTAATCTAAGAATATACATCGTTCTTGCCTGCTGAACAACATCTGTTTGCAGTACAACATTTTTACCAGAAGGCGTAGGTGGAATATCAGTAACATCAACCATGTTAAATAGTTTTTTGTTTAGTTTACTTTCAAACTCATCAACAGTATCAACAATTAACGATAATATTTTATCATCAATTACAACACCCTCTACACTTGCTTTGGCACGCAAACTTTCAACAGTTATATTTTTACTTGTCATCATATCCGACTTCTGCAAAACCTTGCTCGGTTTCGGCTCCGGCTTTGCCATCGGGACAATGGTTTTCGGATCGTATGCTTCGGCATCGATTATTGGAAGAGCAACGCAACGGCAGTTATAGTCCATGCCCGGGTGATACTTGGGAGTAGGATAAACCTTTACACCGTTCAGCTCGCCCATCTTGTGATTGTTCCAGTAGAACAGCTTGCCGTCGTAAAAGGCGTGTTCAGGTCTTACCCGCTCATCTTCTGATGATGACCACTCGTAGACCTTGATACCAGCATCTTCCTGCCGTACCTTTGTGGTTATTGCGTTAAGATTGCTGATTTCATTGCGGGCAATGAACTTTGCACGGCTGTCAGTAGTCTTATAAAGTTTTTTGATTTCTTCTGCTACCTCACTGTACATAGTGCCACGCTGTACGCCGTTGGAAATGATTGTACCCAGCTTGTCGGTATACTGACCTACAATACTGTCGACAAGTTTCGACTGCTGGTTGAACCATTCGTCGGTTACCTTGACGAACGTGTCGGTCTCGCTGATGAACACGTCAACGGCAAGGACATCACGAAAGGCACGTGCTATGTTGGCCTTGACTGTGCTGTCGGCGTTCGCGCGTATGCGTAGCAGTTCGTCAAGCGCAGCCTTCTTGTAACCTGCCTTTTCGAGCATATCCTTAATGGCATTGATTACACGCTCGCTTTCGGTTTCGTCATGGCGCACGTTCCATTGCGACTTCAGAAGCACGAGGCTTTCCTTTGTCGCCTTTACCATAGCTCTGACGAGAGCACGTAGCACGCGATAGTATTCACGTTCAGCACTGTGAGGATAATTTACTTTAGTGGTTGGACGTAGCAGGCTGGGATTATACTTCGATTTCTTCTTCGCCATCTTCATCATCTCCCATATCAAGCACGCTTTCTGCTATCGGAAGTGACAGCTTGTTCTTCAAGTATTCCCTTACCTCTGAATTGTCCATCAGCTGCCTGTCCATGAGTCCACCGATAGCCTCGACGACGATTTTCTCGCCTTCTGCCTCGATACGCTTGGTTTCAGCAACTTCTTTCTCGGACAACATCCACAACGGATTAAACTTAATCGTCCAGTCCTTCAGCTCATTACCACCAGTACCGCACTCCTTGCAGTGCTGCGCCAGCTTGACAAGCTTTTCAAGCTGCGGTTTTAGCATACGCTCCTGCAACTTGCCCCTAACGTCGTTGTAGTAATTCTCAAGGTCGCCGTTGCCGGTGCTGTTGAGTCCAGCAGGACTTCTGCCAAACAGAACTGTAAACGGAATACCGGTCAACGAGCAAAGGTACAGACCAAAGCGGTCCAGCACCTCAGGTACGCCAGCCATTGGAATATTGAACACTTGGTACTCATCATCAGTACCAATCGCAATGCTGTTCATCACGTTACGTGCCATGTCGATGAGTTCAAGACGTTTCTGCACCTTGTCAGTACCACCATTGGTGGCAAGCAGGTTGGCAAGATTGTTGAACTTCAATAGTGAAGTGCTCATACGCTCAAGAATGTTGAACGCTGTACTGTGCGAAGTGTCGCAACGCCAGATAGCCTTTACAACACCTTCAAGACAGCTCATACCGCCACCACCACGGGCAATGCGCTCGTAGTTAGGTAACAGGTCTCCGTCAAACATTAAAAGCCTGCTATGGTGAACAAACAGCACATTACCGCTTTGAGGCGGACTGATTTGGTACCATTCAGGCTTGCCGAACTGCGGGTCCGTCGGGTCGTCGTTAATCATGTAGCCTGTGAAGTCTTCCACAATGCACTGTTTATCGTAAACCTCAAGCCCGCGTATCGCTTTCAAATTGTTATAGTCAACAGGCTCTTCTTCACTCCTGCCATCATCAAGCAGCATAAAGATACAGCTTCTGCCATAATGACGAGCCCAGGTCATCGCCTCGATGAGCTTCTTGTTAGCATAGAGCGTATCAAGGTACTGAAGAATGTTGTTTTCGTCCTCGTCACCCTCAATAACGTATCCGTTCTTCAAAGCTGCTTCTGCAGGTAGTGAAGAGATACGTTGAGCAAGACGGTTTGACCACAGCCTATTTAGAAGCTGGTAATTAACAAGCTTACCTTCTTGGAAGCTGTTGTTGGCCAAGTACTGAGCAACGCCACGTCTGATGAACGCATCAGAAAAACCGCTGTCATTGCGAGTGACGTTCCTTTTTCTTTTACGTGTCAAATTACTAAACCTCCCCAACCTTTATGATTTTGCAGTTCGTTGAACGAATCCGAGGATGCGTCAACCATATCGTCGTGAACACTTTCCGGAAACGCTTCCATTTCCGTGAAGTATGACTCGTTCCAGTCACCGGCAAGTATCATCACGTTACCTGCCTGCCATTGAGCAGAAAAAGGCTCTGCTCGCACTATCTTGCTACCGCTCGGACGTATCGCCTTAACTGCGAAGCCAGATAGATGTTTGATGTAGCTGTCCGACTGTTCCTTGCCAGCCTGTCCAGGGTCTTGTGGTATGGTGATGTTTACCATTCCATATTTCTCCCTGTCCATAACGGCACAGTTACGGACGAGCGCTCTGACGTTCTTCGCATCGTACTGAACACGCTTAACGTCAGCTACTATGTACCGGCTATCATCAAGCATACCCATAAGCACGCCTGCGGTGGCATCAGGATTTGGATTAAGAGTAGACGGCACTGTTGCCGCCAAGTCCCAAGAACGTACCCAAGCAATGACGTTGTGAGGTATTGCAGGTACGATTTCCACTTGGGAGCGCTTGAAGTACAAACCAGCTGCAGGCTTGATTTTCCAGTTACCAT